TTAGTTATGGCGCGTTTGCACCTCAATGCGCTAACTGAAATTACACGTTTACGCAAAATTATGAAGCAGGTGGCAAGATGAAAAATCAACTTCCACATTACCAAAACGGGCTAAGTCAAAATTTACCAAAAGACTTAAAAGGTGTTTCTCATGTAATAGGCGGCGATGACGGCTCAAAAGAGCCAAACGCTGTAATGATTGCATACAACGCATATCAAGAACGTGAACGCCAAGACTGGGCAAGACTTTTAGGAGGGTTTTAAAATGAGCGCAACTTTACTACTTACTTTGAGCTTCCTTACTGTCGATACCAACATCGACAAGCGCGGCAAAACAACCACGCATGAGGTAATCGCGTACACAAGCGTTGCAATACCATACGACAACATGACTGCCTGCGCTAACGCTAAAGAAGAATATGCTCTTGCCGTAGGGGCGTATCAGCTATTCAAGCGCCCTACGCGCATTATTGGCGCAATTTGCAATGATAGTGCAACGGGGACAGTACAATGAGTTTATTAACAAAAGAACAACTTAAAGAAATACAAAATTTTCATGATGACATTGGCGAATGTACCGAACCGCACGAAGAATGTTTTATAAAAAAATTGATTGAATGGAACGAAAAACAACCACCGCAGACGGCACGCGAGATGTACCAGCGTGGCTATGCGCAAGCTGAGCGTGATTTAAAGCGTGAGCCTTTGAGTATAGATTGGGCTGAAGCCCCAGAAAACACCGCAATAGCAAAAGTAGCTTTATTTTGGGTAACTGAAGATAATTTGATGCTTGGGCGAAAAGATTTGGCGTCAATTGAAAAGCCTGTAAATGGAGCAGATGGTGACTGAAATAACCTTAAAAGCCTACTGCGCGGCGCATAAAGTTAGCCGCACCAGTATGGACTATCACATCGTTAAGATGGGGATATATCCTGCCGGCAGTATAAGATTATCCGAAGCAGGCGCACCGTCATTCTTGTGGCGCGTTAAAGATTTAGACAAAGCCAGACTTAGACTTGGCATTAGAGGGAATGGAAAATGAAAGATGAACTTTTATACATAGCCATTGGCGCGTTTTTGATTGGCGCTATTGCATCAACGCTGACAATATACGCCACGCACAGACATTATTACGAAATCACCAAGACAACTATAGGTGAGTTCATCATTCATGACGGGCGCATCTACTCAGTGTATGAGATGGAACGCAACATCCGTGGGGAGATGGTAGCAAAATGAGTAAAGAAGAATTATATAAGCGCCTGACAATGGCGCAAAAGAACAAAAAGGAGCTGAAGAAAATTAAACTTCAACTCCTTAAAGAAATCGAGCAGTTAAAACTAATGCTTCGCGCACTGGAGGAAGGGTAATGGAAATCGATGATGTTGCAGCGCTCATGTTTTACATTGGCGTACTATTTTTAACGGGGTTATGGCTATGTCATTAGTTAAACCTGTATCTCCAGTAACACCTGTGCCAACGGCAACAGACTGTATGCATGACCATTGGCGTATATATAATAGCCTTGGCTACCGCGAGTGTGACCGGTGCAAAGAACAAAGACCGATATTTAATGACATAAGGCATCAGAGATGAACATCTCACAAATATTCATAGGGCTGTCGCCCTTTTTAAAAGACAGATTTATAAGCGAGGTGTTTACGCTCGGACTTATTAACGAGCTAAACGAGCAACGCTTTCGTGCTAGATGCCGGCGCTTGATACGCCAGCACAACGGCGAAACGCGCAAGCTATACAAAGCACTAAACAACTTGACGATGGACGACAGATTACGATTCTTTGACGTGGTAAGTGGAAATGAAAGATAAAGATTTAGAGATTATAAGAAGCGCGATACGATACAACAGTAACACCGGACACTTTTACAAAGGCGGCGCAAATACGCCTGCCGCGCTTAACTGGAAAAACAAAAATGCCACCATTAACGTCAAGAAAAGTGGTATGCACTCCTACTTTCTAGCGTGGAAAATTGCCGTGTTTTTAGCTTATGGATGGTATCCGAAGCATACTGACGCAGTAGAGTATTTAGACGGCAACCCGTGCAACTTAAGCATTAGTAACATCAAGGTTATTAAAGCAGGCGAAGATGAAATGACCATGATTGACTTTTGCGACGAAAACGATTTGCGCTACCCTAGCGTGTCTGCGCTCATGCGCGGAGAACCGTTTATTCGTCGAATAGAAAATGGATACTCTCGCGCGTATTTTCGTAAAAGTTTACTGGAAGCAAACTGCGCTAAATTGATGGCTAAAAAACAACGTGACGAAGAAATCAGAAGTAAGCCCAAGCGACCAATGGGCAGACGCCGAAATGAACACTTTATGGAATTTCTAAGAACGCACTATTTAGTGCCTAAACGTTGGGAGATGTCGCTATGTTAAGAGGTGACAGTGTACATGAGAGCGATAGTGTAAACGCGCCAGCACATTATCAAGGCGACAAGATGCAGTGCATCGACGCGATGGAAGCTATGCTTACGCAAGATGAGTTTCGTGGGTATTTGCGCGGTAATGTTTTTAAGTATCAATGGCGCTTTAGAGAAAAAGGCGGTGTTGAAGATTTACGCAAAGCAAGATGGTATTTAGACAGACTAATCAAATTGGAGAATTTCTAATGTATGCGTTTAAAAGTGGACCTGTTGACCAAGACCCAACCATTAAAGGCCTTCGTGGCGAAGATATGGAGAACTACATGAATTTGCTTAAATGGTTAGATTCTGTGCCGTTTATTCCCCTAAAGGTTAGCGACTTTGTGCTACCTTGGCGGGATAGATGAAGCCAAAGCTCAAAACGATGAATGGGGTATGGATATGCTATACCCCTTGCTGCACCATTCCAATGATGGCAGACCACCCACAAACGGCGTATTTAAGATGGAGATTTATCAATGCTAAGACCCAATCAGATAGAAGCTGTTGCCTTTTTGAGCCAAATAGACAAGGGCATGATTCTCGCCCCAGTGGGGGCGGGCAAAACAGCGATAACGCTAACCGCCATGCAACAAGCGCTCGACATGGGCAGAGTACGCCGGTTCTTAGTGATAGCGCCAAAACGTGTTTGCACGGATGTGTGGACAATAGAGCCAACCAAGTGGGCACCAAATCTGACAGTATCTATCGCCGTTGGCTCTTACGCGCAGCGGTTGATAGCGTTCAACAAACCGACGCAGGTGGTGGTGACTAATTACGATACACTGCAAACAACGCCGCCACTGGTAGGCTTTGACGGTATCGTGTTTGACGAGTTGACGGTGCTAAAGAACCCATCAGGCAAACGCTTTAAAGCGCTATTTGGGTTAATTAAGGACTTTAAAGTTAAGTGGGGGCTTACCGGCTCGTTTACCAGCAACGGACTTGAGGACGTGTTTGGGCAATGCAAAATAGTAGACGCATCACTTCTTGGAAAATCCAAAACAGCGTTTCTTCAAAAGTATTTTGTGCTACTCAATAAAGACTTTGGTGAATGGGTAGCCAAGTCTACATCATTGCGTGACGTAATGGCGGAAATTAAGCCTGCAACGTATCTTATCGACACGCAAGAGTATATGGATACTTTGCCTCCGCTTAACGTTGTGCCAGTCAAATGCGCGATGGACATGAAGCAGTACAAAGAGATGAAGAAAGACTTTGTGGTGTATTACGACGATAAGGAAATCATAGCAGTTAACGCCGCTGTGGTGGTAAACAAACTGCAACAAATGGCCAGCGGGTTTTCGTATATTGAAGGGCAACCCGCCGCATGGTTTTCGCGCCACAAGTTTGACCGGCTAGACGAAATACTTGAGGAGAATCAACACGCCAATACGATTATTGTGTATAACTTTCAGGCAGAGCTTGAAGAACTTAAACGCCGGTACCCAAACGCACGAACAATCGACCAGCAAGGCGTTATCTCATCGTGGAACGCGGGGCGAGTAGAATTACTGCTCGTTCATCCTAAGTCAGCAGGGCATGGGCTAAACCTTCAATTTGGAGGCAGTAAAATGGTGTTCCTGTCGCTTCCGTGGTCACTTGATAGATATGAGCAGACCATTGGACGATTGCACCGTAGTGGACAAAAGAGTGCTGTATATTGCTATGTACTGCTAACAGACAAAACCGTAGACGAGCGCATATTCGCAAGTCTGCATGACAAACGCGCAATCTCAGATATTGCCTTAGAGGAATTAAAATGAACAACTTAACATGGCGCGACATCTTCTTTAATTTGAATAATTACTCAGAAGACGAGCTAGAAAAAATGATTAAATCAGAGCGTCACGGTAAACGTAGACGCTCTATTTTGGTACGTTTGCATCAGCGCTACTGCATACTCCGCGCTAACCGTGAACGTGACGAATTACTCGCTTAAAAACAATTCTGCTTCCGCATTTCTGCGTCGAGTAAGACCGGCTAATACTTTACCGCCAGCCTTGTTCCACCGCAGAAATTGCTCTGCTATTTCAGATTTAGGTTCTTTTGCTTTTAGCATCTTAACAAGCGTTGACGAAACTAAATTTCCACTGCCTATGTTATAGCAGAGGCAAACTAGCGCATCGTATTCATTCTGGGTAAGCGGTTCGCCAATCGCGTTGACGGTATGCTCATACGGCGCTAACGTCTGCGCTAGTAAATGCAGTGCCGCTGCTTCGCCCGGCAATGCCTGATTAGCTTTCACGGGTGTTCCGTCCGCATAGCGGGTTGAGCCTATGCCAATTGTCCAAACACCTGCTGGGCATTTATAGCTTTGCAGTTTACAACCTTCAAATTCTTTAATTAGGGCTAACCCTTTTTCACCTATCTTCATTTCTTTTCCCGTAGCAATAGAATAGTGGTCAGTTTTTGCGTCAATCGTATCATGTCGTTGTCTAGCACCCGCACTTGGTCAATTAGCTCAATTAGCGCGTCTGTTGCTTCTTGCAGGATAGGCTTTACGACGGTGGTCGCCCAGAGCCAGACAAAGTAGACAATATAGCCCATACCGCCAGCAGCGATAATTGGGAATCCATACTGGTTAATATATTTAGCGATAGCATCGGCAGCCATTAGTCTTTTCGCTCCACTGACGGGGGCTTGGGTTTTTCTTGCGGTATCTCAAGTGCCGTTGACGCTAATTCATCAATTCTAACGATGTCATGCGACATGGCTGTAACACGTTTATCTAGCTGCTTGATAATGCCAATTAGGCTTTTAATCTTCTCAAGCACACTATCAAGCAGAAATTTCTGCGTCAGGTAGACGAAATACATTCCGCCAGTCGCCGCCGCGATAGGAAATCCTACGTCCGAGGCAAACTGGAGAAATTCCATTATCGATTACCTAACCACCAAGTGACAAAAGAGAACACCGCGCCGATGGTGAATACGATTCCGCCCACAAAGCCTTTATACCGTGTCTGCTCCGACTTCATCTCGTCAAGCGTCGAAATTATCGCGTCTAGCTTTTTCCCTCTGTCTTCAAATACTTCCTCAAGCGTTTCTATACGCTGTTCTGCTTTGGCTAAACGGCAGGCTTCGTCGGGCATCTCGACCTCACTTCAAGAATCTAAGTTTATAAAGAACGGTAAAATAGGTTTCCATAACACCATCAATTAAGTTTTGAATCGGTGTGTCATCTTTACCGCAAACTTTATAACGGTTTTCGTCAATCCACGTCACTTGTTTTTTCAAAAAGTCTTCAATGCTATCGACGTTTTTACTGCCAATAATTTCAAGGTCTTTAAGGAGCTGATAACTGCCCTGATACGCCTCAACTAACCCGTCCGCTTGCTCGATAATCTCATGATAGAAGTCGTTAAGCGCTATGTGCGCGGCAAAGCTACGCGTCCGCAAATGCTCACGGTGCGCAACATCTCGTGCAAGGAATAATAAAGAGATGAAATGTTCCATTATATGTCTATCCGGTTAATGTTTTCCCAGTACCCATCATCTCTAGCACTGGCTGACTCTGGGTCATGTTGTTCACCATATATATCTTCAATTGGCTCACCGTCCATATTACGCAGAGCATAGACACAGTAATAAACCGTGCCATCTTCAACTGCTGTAATTTTGTGTTGATGCTCTTTGCGAATAACGATAAATGTTGGTGCTGTGAATTCTTTAGGTTTATGGCCTTCAATTTCAACTGACACTTTACCCGATACGAGAAGGGTTACATGGTCAAACTTATGTTCATGCCCACCATGTGTTTCACCGGCAAGTTCTAAGACGTTTTGCTTAACCCAGATATTACCAAAATATCCTAACTCAAAAGTTTTCATGGGAGTTGCGCCACAGGAGTTTGCTCAATCCAAGATACAGTTGGTTCATCCCAGTAATAGCGTTTGTCATCTTGCGGATAAGGTACAGGTGGTTGCCATGACATAGTATCAATGTCACCTACCCATGAAGGATATGGCTTTCTAGCTTGATGCTCTGCCTGTTTATCTGCGTTAAATTCAGCTTGTGATAATATTTTTAAAACACCCACAAGGTTTGTATCTGCGTCATCATCACACGTCCCGTAAAGCAGTGGTGCTGTGCTAAGTGAACCATCAGGATTTGATGCAATAGGGAAATCAGATTCGTTTTGAAAGACAAATTGAAAACCTTTTACATTTGGAATTGCTGGTCCTGTGCGCATTGGTGCTTGCGTGCAAAGAATACCTGTGTCTGCGTCAATGTTTGTTAGTTGTATGTACATGATAATTTCCTATTTTGTTATACGGGTACTCTGCGGACGGCTCTGACGTAAAAAGGGTTATTTTTAGACGTTCCTGATTGTGAGCCATTATCAAAATATTGAACCCATGCCAAGGTTTGGTTCATTTCGGTAGAAGTTTGATACTCTGCAAGCGTAAAAGATTCCGCTTCACCCGTTCTAAAGCTGATACCCGCACTTGTTTGAGCAGGTGAGCCACTTGTGTAGTTAGTGCTAACAGGCTCTGGTGATACCGCATTAGCATTTGAACCGCTTGCCGTATCATTAGCAGTTGTTGTTGGTTTTAAGAAGTAGTATAAAACTTCAAGTTCGTTTTTAGCAGGGAGATACCAATCGCTATAAGCACCTATCGTAAGATCTTCGCAGAAAATAGCCGCTTGATAGTCTGCGCCTAGCGCAGCTAATGACGCAGAGTTTGTTGGTCCATTAATGACAGACGTTATTCCCGTTGTCACGCCACCAACGCCCCATTTTCTACTTGAATTTTGACCAGATGCTTTAGGTGCAACAATTAAGTAATACTGCGTACCAGACACATTAATTTTACCAGCATAGAACCCACCGCCGTATGCTTGTCCGATAACAGTGGGAGGAGGTTCAACAAAAGAACGACCATATGCAAAGTTTTGTTGAATTCCACTCATTAAGTCAACCCCGCACCAGAAATAATCCAAGTTGTTGATGTCATTTTAAGTGCTGTCGCTGTGCCATACCGCGCAAGTGAGCGTGTACCTGTTGTGCCTGTACCAGCTAAATACATTGTGTCTGTTGTGATTGCGATACTGACCACTTGAGCAGTCATATTAACAAAAGAAATAGCTGTGCCAATTGGATACGCTACTGAGCTATTAGCGGGAATAGTAAAAGTCCGTGCATTAGCGTCAGTTGAAGGGTGGAAGATATGTTTTCCCGCATCCGCAGCAACGAGTGTGTAGGCGGCAGATTGACTGTTTTGAGGGATGTTAATATATCCAACGCCATTCGTTCCATCAACCGTACAAGATGACAGCGTACCGCTAGAAGGTGTACCAAGCACGGGAGTTACAAGAGTGGGGGAGGTAGCAAAAACTGCAGCACCACTTCCTGTTTCACCTGTTAACGCAGCCGCTAAGTTAGCACTTGAGGGTGTTGCAAGAAACGTCGCTACGTTTGTACCTAATGAAGCAGAAAGCACCACCTGCTCATAGCGCACGCTGTCCCCAGCAGACGTGCCAGCGGCAAGTCCTGTGAGTTTCTTAGCGTTCATTGGCAAGTTAGCTGACGGCGTAGACTGACCGTCACGAGTGATACAGTTTGTCAGCGCCGTTGCGATGTCACTGTTAGTGTTATTTGTCGTTGATGATGAAATCGTTGTGCCGGTAACAACGGGGTTGCCAGCGGGCAGGTTATATGTCCCAGAGCCATTAAAAGCCATTATTTTTCTCCTGTTATTGAGGTGACTGCGCCAGCAGCAGTGCGTGGGAGGATTCTACCATATTGCAATGCCCAAGCCGAATTAGTTTGAGATGGGCCTTGTTGCGCCCGTTCTAACGCATTAGCAAACGCTTCGGACGACATCAATTCTTTAGATAGTCGCTCTGCAAGCTCTGCGTCAGCTTTCTTTGTCATAGAAGAAAGAATCCATTTAGCGGCTGCTGCGGCAGAAGTAAGCTGAAACGGCGTTTGAGGCGCAGATTCTGTCGCAAGTTTAGTTGTGCCTTCACCTGCTAACCGCCCACGTTCAGCTAACATATTAAACTTATTTTGGTCGTTAATAGTCGCCATTATATCTTCAACGGCGCGTCTTACTTGAGGTTTACCTTCAGTCAAGTTGTCTAACGCTTGAGCGGTGTCGTATGGGTGTTTAGGAACTTCTTTTTTAACTGCTTCAAGCATTGATTGAATGTTCGCTGTTTCCTTAAAGTCAGCCAGTTTAGCTGCGCCTTCTTCTTTACCGTAAGTCGCTTTTAGCGCTACCGCGATACGCGAGTTTTCTAACGCTTTAGCCGTTTTAGCACCTGCGTTATCTACGCCTGCCGTGATAGGCTCAAACGCATTGTTAATGACTTGCTTTGCTAATTCAGGCTTAGCTTCAGGCGTTAATTTGTGCAATATACGCCCCATTGTTCGAGCGTTAGCACTTACGGCTATTTTAGCTAAATCTTCTGCGTCTGATACGTTGACTAAATCTTTGGCAGACTTACTAATAATGCGTTGTTGATTAGCAACCGATTCATCTACTACTTTAGGAATTGCTTTAGCTTGCTCATCTAACGCTGTTTTTTCAACTTTAAAAGTGTCTAAATTTGACGCTATACCTTCTAAATCTTTTGTTACGTTAACGCCAGTTGAATCTAACGTTGCTAACGCTTCTCTATGGTTCCTAAAGAAAACGGCAGGTGATACGCCTCCTTGTACTACTTCATCATTAAATTTACCTACGATGCCTGTTTTAATGGCTTGCATCGCGTCAGGGTCATTGCCAAACGCGCGAATAAAATCGCGAGAATGGTCTGCATGAAGAAACTTGTCTGCTACTTCAGAAGGGTTAATTTTAGGTCGAAATATACTGTTTAGGTCGGTTAATTTATCTACCATACCTTGTCTAAAAGGCTCTGCAACAGTGGTTCTAAATTGTTCATTTGCTTTATTAAACACCGTTCTTGCTTCTTCAGGTGCGTAATCTTGAATAGACTTATTGATGCCCGTTTCTAACTTTTTCAGGTTACGGCGGGTCATGTTAGATTCAGTATCTGACGCACCCTCAATGCCTCTAAGGTCGTCTAATATTGCAGACCTAAGCATATGCGCATCTTGTAGCGACCCTCCAATAGGAAGCCCAGAAGTGACTGACGCCATAGGTTTACCTTTAGCATCTAGTAAAATAGGGCCTGTAGCTTCTTTTTCTTTAAAAATGTCTAATATTTCATGGACTCTTGGCGCTCTTTTAGGCTCTATCGCCGTTGAAAGCGTATTTTTAATCCTACCCGCTTCTACCAATAGCGGTTCAAAACTGAACGGCGCAGGCGCTAAATCGTAGGCTTGTTGGTATAGCGGACGAACTTTGTCATGCGCTGCTTTCTCAAGCGCGTCTTTACGCTGTGCAATAGTTTCGCCAATGTCTACTTGTTTAGGCTGAGGAATTGCGCTTTCAAACGTTTGTTTGTTTGCTACAACGTCGCTTTGAGCAGCTTCATTTTGACGTAGAAGCTCCGCTGTACGAACGGCTTTAGTATCTTCAAGACCACCGGCTTGCGCAATCTGCGCGTCACGCACGTTTTGATATGGCGCGTTTTTACTTACTCCGCTAACAGGCAATTCACCTTGATGCAACGCATTAAGTGAGCTTTGCGCTTGATTAACTTTTGACTCCATAGCCGCCGCTTCTGCGCCGCGTTTAGGGAGCCATGATTCAGGAAAATTCTTTTCTGACGCCTGAATAGCAGACGCTAATTCAGGTGATTCCATAGCTACGGCAAGCTGCTCAGGAGTTAACCCTTTATTACGTAAACGGTCGATTAGCCCGCCCATAGTGTCTTTACCGCCAGCCATAGATTCTAGCTTTCTGTTTAAGATTGCTTCGCGACCAGCTTTAAAAACAGGCTCCACAATCGCGCCCGCAAATCGACTAACTGGCGCAAGCGTAGCTGACGCCGCGCCAATTCCAGCGCCCATCCCAGAATCTAAAACGCCCATATTGTTCTCTGGCGCGATAACTTGCCCAGTGACGCCTTGCGTGGTCGCCCCGCCCAACGCTCTATAACCTAAGTCTTTAGCAAAATCACCTTCAACAACATTTTTAGTTCCGCCATATTTTAACGCGGTAGCTAACTTCTCAGGTATGCCAGATTTGCCAGCTAAACCTAAAACTTCAGCTCCTCCGCTAACGGCTTTTCCAAGTACGCCGCCAATAGGTAGCGTTGAAATTGCTTCCCCTGCCACTTGGCCAACACCAAAAGGGTCACTTTTTGTATCTGCGCCAAGACCGCTTAGTTTAGCCTCAATAGCGGTTTTATATTCCTGCGCTGCTGTTGAGTCAGGGTTAATTAATTTGTGAGGTATATCCGCTAAATTGATAGCTGTATTAGCCGCGCCTTGCGCTGCGCCTGCGTAAATATTGCCAATGTTTTGCCCAGTAGATTTTAAATATTCTACAGCGTCTTGTGTAAGCGAAGGTTGTTGCGTAGGTTGATTAGGCGCATTACGAACCGCCGCAAGCTGTTCTTCTTGTGGCATATCAATAAAACGCTTAGGCGTCGCCGACGATTCTTGGCTAGCCGCTTCAGGCGTTCGTCCGCCGTCTATATGCGCAACTGGCGCGTTAAACTCTTTTTGCGCTCTTGCGGCGACAATGTCAGGCGTAATATCGTCAGGCGCACCTTTATATTGGTGTTGTGTACCATCTTCAAACGTAACTGTAATATCTCTTGCCATCTAAATCACCATCCACTTGAAGTAAATTTTTGCTTTTGCTGCACTGGCGCTTGTTGTTGTACTGGCGGCTGCACTGGCGGCTGCATAGGTGCTTGCTGTTGTACTGGCGGTTGCACAGGAGCGACAGGAACAGGTGAAACACCCCCTAACGCGCCGCCAGTAGCAGGAGGCGTTCTATATTTATCTATTTTTTTAAATATAGGCGCATTTTCTGCCCCCGGAGGAGGCGCAGGTGCGCGATTATTTACGACCGCTGACGTATTGGTGTTAGCTATGTTTACTACTTGGTCTATACCTTTAGTAAGCTCGTCAGAACCTTTAACTAGACCTTTGAAGCTAGTAGGGTCAGGAAGCACATCAGATAACATCTCTTTATCGCCGCCGGTCATAACCCCAGTGTTCAATAACTGTGGGTCACGAATAGCAAAAGTGGCTGCTTGATACGCCGCTTTAAGACGTGTATTTTTTGCAGGGTTGCCTCTATCAATTAAAGGCGTATCGTCTAGCACTTTTTTATATTCTTTTAACTGCGTTACTAAACGTTCGTGCGTATCTGTAGCTTTTTGAATAGTTTTTAAATCATCTTTATAGTTTGGGTTTTCATTTGTGTATTGAGTCAGCACTTCTTTAGCGGAAGCTTTTTTAGCTTCTGTTTCAGCTCTAGCGTCTGCACGGGCGGCGGCGGCGGCCGCTCTATTTGCATTGTCGTAAGCCAATGCTAGATTTTGGTCTTGAACATTCATAGAGTGTTGCTCAACAGGCGTAATTACCTCTCCTAACACTTTCTTTTTTTCTACCTCATTGCCAAGTTTTGCTTCACTATAGGGCACTATTTTACCGTCTACAAGCGTTGGATTTCCTACCATAATAGGCGGCGCTCCCGGCACATTACTTGGTTCAGGGTGATAGCCGGGAGCCATTCCTCTCCATTGCGTTGCGGCCTCCGCCTTAGCTTGCTCTACGTCTAGCTCTTGCAATTTAAGCAAATTACTTGCCTGCGTGGGGTCTACACCCATTAAGCTAATCATGGCGCTGCGGCGTTGCTCTGGTGTTGCGTTTTGCGCAACATTATGTGCCATAGGTTGCGCCGGCGTAGCTTGAGGCTGGTCTTCTAATCTTACGAGTGCACCTAAACGGGACATAATAGACGGGTCTTTTGCAGGTTCTCCTGCGGCTAAAGCCATTTCTTCTGTTGCGGGGACGCCATAACTTTCTTGCGCCCGCATAATAGCGGCTGTTTTTTCACGCTCTGCTTTATCTAAATCTTCTTTAGCGCCGCTTTCTTGATATGCACCAATGATATTTTGCAACGCGCCAAGCGCGGCTCCACCAGTATTAGGAACGTACCATCCGCTAACCATTTGACCTGCTTGTTGATTAGCGCTTTGTTCTTGTAACTTACGAGCTAAAGCAATTCTATCTTTAGCACCAAGCACTTTTTCATCGTATAAACTAGCCACTCGCACCTCCAAATAGCCCATTCCATTTGTTTTGCAAACCGTTCATAAAATTGCCTTGGTCAGGTGTTTTAGCTTGCATAGCCGCAAATTGAGGGTCATATTGACCAAATTCATCCGCGTACTGCTGTGCGTCGCTTTTGCCAGCTTCTTTAATAGCCTGATAACCTTTACCAAGCGCTTCCGCGTTCTCCATTATCGATTGCGCTGACGGCGCGGCATTACCTCGCGGGTATTGCGGTTGGTTTCTAAGTGCAGCCACCAGCGCTGCGTGTTGGTCTTCACCTAACATCATTACACTAACCCCAGCATTGAATAATTAACCATTTTAAACCCACTTGGGTGCATAACGATAGCTTCTGGCATGATTTGTTCCACTTCGTCTGCCATAACGCCTGAGAACGGCTCGCCCCACAAGTAATCCCATGTGTAAAGCCCAATGCCAAGAACGTGCGTACCTATACGTTTAATGTTCTTTTTAAGCCTTCTGTCAGATTTAACCGCCGCGCCAATACCTGCGCCGCCAAGCGCTCCCGCTGCGCCAATGCCCGCGCTTATCATTTGTGATTGAGCCGCTAATTGAGCGTTATACATGCTCTGGTCATATTGACCTTTAGCAGTAGCCGCGCCAAGAAAATCTGCACCCTGCCAGTTAGCTAGCTGTGCGGGCTGAGATACGCCAACCGCAGGTAAATTAGCCGTATTAAGTTGAGCGCCTGTTCTTAGCGCTTGCAAGATATTAAGGTCGTTCTGTTGAATTGCTTGATTCTGTGCAAGTTGTTGGTTACTAGCTTGATTGCTAAGTTGAGCGCTTTGCAGATTCTGATTATACAGTTGCGATTGAACATCATTAGTCAAATTAGCGTTGGCTAGATTAACATTAAAGTTATTTTGCTTGGCTTGGTTGGCCGCTTGTTGATTTGAAAGGTCCATGCCAAAGCGTTGCCCAATAGCCGCGTTAATATTTTGATTATTAGCTTGCGCTTGGTCAAATTGTTGTTGTTGCGCCGCATTTTTAAACTGCGCGGTGTCTTGCGCTTGGCCATAACTTTGCTGTTGCGCGGCATTTCCAAATTGATTGGCTTGCAAGTTTTGGTTAAATTGTTGCCCATATGCTTGGTTAGTAAGCCCCATATTAACTTGCGCATTCTGATTATTTTGCTGCGCGGCGGCGTTAGCAAGCTGCTGCGCGGTGACATTTTGCCCAAATTGTTGACCAAGAGCAGTATTACCAAATTGAGCGCCTTGAAGCCCCATTCCAAACATTCCTTGCGCCGCAGCCGTGCCTTGCCCAATCGCTTGATTTCGAGCGTCCGTGTACGCTTGTTGCTTTTGATTGTTAAAGTTAAGCATTGCATTGTTATACGCTTCACTACCGCGCGTAATACCTTGATTAGCTAATTGACTCTCAAGTTTAGCTTGGTTTTGCGCAAACTGCGGGTCTAAATACTGCGTATTCGCTTCATATAGCGCGTCAGTTGTTTTTTTATTAAGTAACTCAGGCGTAAGGCCTAAAGAAGTTGTTATTTTATTAGCGTTGTTGTCTGTTGCTGATAAGCCTGAAGCCGCAGCGCTAGCCCCTGCCGAAGTCACAAGTTTATCTGCATTATTAGCGGTAGAAGTTGCCATTGTACCGCTAACAGGCCCTAAACTTGACGTTACTTTATCCGCTGTTATCGCAGGGCCTGTTTTTAGCCCTGTGGCGTTAATGCGCCCACCTTGAAAACTTTGCGTCCCTGCATTGGAAATCATAAGCCCAGTGGTATCTTCAGGGCCTCCTTGAACTGCAATGTCAGGGGTTACGGCTTTATATCTAGGGTCAGTAGGGTCGGTAGCCGCTCGTACAGCGTCTAAGCCTTTCAAAGCTATACCGGACAACCCTAATTGCGCCGCTTGACTTTGGTCATAGAGCGTCCGGTCATTACCCCCTAAAGTAGACTGTTGCGTCCATTGCTGAGGGTCATACGTTTTGACAAAATCTTTAGGGAGCCCTTTTCCTGCGTTGTACGCATCTCTTTGCTTTTGAGTTAACGAAGTCATATCAAAAGGTATGCTTCCTTGAGAATCTTTTATTGCGTAAGGGTTTTCATAGCTAACGCCCGTACTACCTAACTCTATAGGCCGCCCATTAGCGTCTAATTCTTGCGCACCTGTAGTGGGGTCTAGCTTATATTGAGGCACGCCCTTTTGATTGGTCATATTTCCAATTTGATTGGCAATGGCCGCGTTTTGGTTTCCCGCCGAGGTTTGTTGCGCTGCGAGCGCGTAATCTGGTGCCGCAGGCATAGATGGACTGCTCATGATAAACTCCTAAATTATCTTAAAAATCGGCATTGCTCTTTGGTCATGGAAAAGAGCCATAAGTCGCCATTATACCCTGCGTCTTTAATTATATGCTCACATACAAACCCTGCGTTTATTGCAAACCGAATACATTTTTCATTATCCGCTTGAATAGGTGCTATTATCTTTTTAACTTTTAGCTCTATAAAAGGATAGTGAAAAGCATACCATCGTATTTCTTTATTTCCTCTACCTTCTACTGCAATATGAAGGTGTATCGACCCTCCCTCTATTAAGTTATTATACATAAAGACAACGTTTATCTCGTCTTTATGCTCAAGCGCTATATAGACCGCGCTTTCATCGTTGCAGTATTTTTTACCTTGTTTTTCAGCTATCCATTGACCGCATCTTTCTGGCTGGTCAACTATAATTTTCATTATAGTACGCCTCCGCCTTCAAATACATAGTCTGTTGCATAGTAGCGAATATCAGACGTTTTACTTGATGTTCTGATTCTAAATGTGCCGTAATAGCCCATGCCCGACGCCATTTGCCAACGAGAGAAAGGCTTAATATCGCCACCCCATGTTGACGTATCCCAAACACCTGCATCCCAAATACCGGCAGTCGTGGATAGCAAATTGTACGGCTGCGGCGGTTGAGATGTTAAATCAAAGTTAAGGTTAATTTGACCTGAAAACGCAAACGCATAATCGTAGCCCATTGACACTTTAGCCATCGTCCAACGCTTAATCTGACTTTGACTGCCAAAGGCAGAAAAAGCAGGTAAAAGGTCGGTATTGATGACTTCGCCATCATCAGTTGGCCCATCCCAAAATTTAAAGACTTTGCCGCCTTGTCCGAAATACATTACGTTGTTAACAAACGCCCAACAGGTAGCATTAACGCCTGTAAAACGTGACCATGACCCGCTAATGGTGTTCATAACGTATTGGTCAAACTGCGTTGAACTGATTGGTACGTTAATAAACAGCATATTATTAGGTGGGCTTAACACGACTTGCCAACCGTAATTTCCTGCATACGCTACGGTTGCATCAGTAATACGTTTTTGTATTTTGTTTGTAATAGACGTTTTGACGTTAACACGGCTAGACATTAACCACTGTGACAAAGGAACTAGACCATCTTTGTTTAGCAGTAATATGTCGCCCCCGAACTTAATTGTGCAACTGCGCCCTACGGGTGAACCACCATAATACACGCCATTAAGCGACCATGTATCGGCTGACGCAGGGTTTGTTCCGCTATAGACGGCAATCTCACCTACCGTAGTAATGACGACAAAATAGTCATCCATACCGTTACCGGCGTCAAGCGTCCATGTTTCAATCTTAGCAATACTGCCGCCATTGATAAACAAAGGTGCAAAGTCAAAAGAAGTTGCTGTGCCAGCAATCGAATCAGTCGCTAAATACCAGCATTTCATGCTGTCTTTTTGAACAAACCACGCTCTGCGATGATGTACTAAAACGCCAACAAGTAGGCTTGTGTCAACGCCTGTGATAGCGTAAGGTGTTGATACGCCCGTCACTTGTTGCCATGTTGTGCCGTCATAGAGAAGCATATAATCTTCGCCATTCACAGCAAGCGTAAATGTGCCGCCTGACGTTGATACTTGACCAAAATACCATCTAGCGTTAGAAAGCCCTGTAACAACTTCAGTTGGCGCGGTAGGTGTTTGCGCCGTTACGTTCCACACACTGCAATCGCCAGCGTCGTCAGCTACCGCAAAGACACGCGAAACGCCATCTTGCCCGTCATAGGTGATAAACGATTCAATATCGCCCGCTATGCCACTTGACCACAATGTGTAGCCTTTGCGTGACTGCAATTCAGTAGGCAAACAAAACCAGTTATCGATGATGACCGCCTCATTAGGCGACATCGCGGCTAATTGATTGACCGCATTCCACCCGCCGATTGGCGCGGTGACAGTGACGGTACCTGAAGTTTGGCGTTTAGGTCGTAACATTACAATGAACCTTCTACAATTCTGCCATCAGGCAAAGTTACATATGTCTTTTTAGATTCCCTAGTGGCAAAGTAATTTGCCAAATCATCAGGTGTTTGTTGTCTAAAATTAGTGTCAGAAGGCTGAAAATTCCACAAATTTTCGTCATTTCCACCTTTTTGCCAATTTCCACCTTGCATATCTGGTGCGCTATATTTAGACCCGCTAGAAAATGTCTGGTGGTTAGGCATTTTAAATTCGTCGTTCAAGTGCCTTCCTGTTGCTTCCTGATAGTCCTGCAAGCTGTTATAAGGCGCAGGAACGCCATATTTGGCTACATACCCCGCCTCGTCATATCCCTTTAAGTTATCTTCTGGCATTTGTCGTAAAAGTTGAGCTAATCTAACGGCGTCCATAAAATGTTCCTACGAGGTAGTATTTCCGTACCCAGTGTCTGGGATATTGTTCTGAGTGAGTAGTATATTTGGATAGCGTGGCGCGAGGGACAGCGTATCTGCGCCGCTTTCCGCTGCTTTCCATTTCTCCAGCTCACGAGTGTAATCTTGAAGCACTGCTGTGGTGTCAAAGCCTTTAATCTCAAACAATTTAAGTTTTGTGCCAAGCACCATTACGCGGTCTGGAAACAGTGTTGTATCAGTATCAACCGTTAATCGTGTCTTAGGTGTTCCGTCAGCCGCTACGACCCATGCGTTAGAAACGTACTCAAAGCCCATTACTAACACTGCGGTAGGCGCAGGCCAGATAACAAACTTATTGCCCATCATTCTAAAACGCATACGAGGACCTGTTGTGACATAGCTTGCTTTAAGCCATTGCCATTCTTGAGCGTCTTTAGGGCCAATAATTGACCATCGGTTTGATTTATTGTATTGGGTTTTGTCTACCATACGCGCATAGTCGCTAGGCATAGCATACTTAGCTTGACTAAACGTAATGGTAATTCCCGTTGCAGTGGCAGTAGCAGGGATAGAAGTTGTAGCCGTTGTTGTACCAACAAACGTGACAAAAGTGTCTTGTGACAGCCCTTCGCCAATAGCCATAAAATCAGTTGATAGCCCTGTTACTGACGATAAATTGGTGATGGTGGTCGAGCCTTCAGTAACGTCGCCCGTATATTGATAGTAAACCGTTTCAAAACGGTATTCTGCTGCTAGGGCTTGCCAGTCACGCTCAGTTGATAGCGTGTCGCCTGTACGGTTCATCAGCGCTTGAATTTGAAGCACTTGAGGGTCTGTTGATGTCGCCACTTGCGTGGGGACAGGCAAACCTATTTCTAAACAG